ACGGTGCAGGCAGCCCCATCAACGCATATTCATAGCACTTGGCTATTTTCCAGTCCCCAATAGGACTGGCGCTATCCGACAGTTGCCAGCGGCAGTCAGCAATTTTTTGCTGGATTTCATTGTACGTGTTCATTCGTTGTACCTCCGTTTACCCGATGCAGAAACAGGGGCGGACACCAAATAACGTAGCGGCGGCGCCCGCACCTGCACCGCCTGAGCCGCCCATATATGCGAAACTACTTGATGTATAGACAGCTCGCAGCCAACACCAACTGAAATTAACCATATATGTCGGTGATATACGGAATAATGGGAATTGTCGATAATTCACGCCTACATCAAACCCACCGCCCCGTATTGATAGCCCGTATATTTCCGGTTCAGACATTAAATTTATTTTCACGTCTGTCCACGCCCAACTATTTGCCTGATTTCCAATCACGCCATTACTCAAAATTTCACGATGTGACAACAGGTGATTGTTTAGTTTCGCTAAAAAATGCGTATTATACACAGGTAATACCGATGCAAACATGAAACTGCCAATATACCCGTCACTGGTAGTATTAGTGCCATTCATATAGTTGCGCCCGATAACTCCATCAGGCACAATAACAGCGTGGTGTGCTGTAAACGCCGTATCGCCAGTATTCAGATAGGTATCCAGCCCAGCAATACGGAATTTTGTATTGTATGTAACAGTCTGGGTCGATTCAACCAGCGATTTTATACCGTCATCACTGGTCTGCTCTACGAAACAGGGGACATTCGCAATGTCTCCCGACAATGTGAAATAGTCACCAATGTAAATGTCAGAAAAACTTCCGTCACTAATCATAGCGCAGATATCGTCAATGGTGTATCCTTTGGCGAATAAATCATCGCCACGGAATATGTTATTATGATTTTCTGCAATACCGGTAATCCACTCTGTCTCGTCTTCAGCAGGAAAATCGGGTTCGCCGTCAACATAACGTTTAACGTCCTTTTCGTAGTTTTGAGCGATTTCAGCCGAAGTCAGCGCCCTGCTGTACGCCGCCAAACGATAGAAATTATATGTGCCTACCGCAAAATTGGTATCGCCTGCGCCCAAACAGCCCAGATACGTATTTTTGGTTGATTTCTTGTAGTCGGATAACGTTTTTGTTCCGACCAGTGCGCCGTTTACATAGAAATTAAACGCCTGTCCGTCATAGGTTATAACCAAACCATATGACGTATTCTGACTGAATGCTGTGGCGATATTCAGGTAACTTGTCGATGCCTCAGAACGTATAGACGCATTCAACTGACCGTTTTCAGTGTAAATGCCAAAACCAGCCTTGTCAAAATTGCTGATAATATCATTTTCACCTGTGGTTCCGCCCGTTATTTCAACGAACAGTTCTACAGTAAAACGGTCATAGTCAATCAGGTCGGGTATCTTCATCGCCGTTGCGATACCAGCCTGTTTGATATAGTGGTTAGATGCTATCAGTCCGGAACCGCTGCCGTCTGTGTATCGACCCATGGTCTGACTGTTTACCATGTCAACCCATGTATTGCCGTTTGTAGCATGTTTAGGCGGGAAATTATAGATGCCATCATAAAACATCTTTGCTCCTGGGGCATATCCCAGTGACGTGGGGTTTATGTCAACTGTCTCACCCCCTTTCCCCGCTGTCTTAAAACGGTTGCTGTCGCTGTACTGACCAACGACTGTGACAGTGCCATTTCCATTCAGGTACAGCATAGTGCCATTGAATTTATCGCCGCAGTTGGCAATAACAAAACTGCTGTCCTTAGCGACAGTCACTACACCGTCGGTGCCTTCCACACATTCGGCGTTAATAGTCGATACCTGTATCGCACTGCTGCTATCGTTCCTGATACCGTAGAACGGATAACGGCGGTCAAATTCCACCGTTGTCAGACCGCTGACAGCTACAGTTGTTTCCTGGGTTGTTATCATATAAATTCCTCCCATTTATTTTTTGTACGTATCATAAAACGCTTTGGACGCTTCCACAACAGCCGCCGCCAGACTGTCATCCGACAGATTAGACAGAAACTCCGCCGCATAATCATCATAGCTTGCACAAACGTTGCAGATCGGCATCTGTGCATGGCTTGAATGTTCGTCAGTCGATTTTATGCTGCCGTCAATGTTATAGACCGTCTCTACATAGGTCATATCAATGTATATCTTAGCCAGTCCACCGTCAGTATAATTATACACCTCAGCGCTTCCCGTCCCGGTCAATGCGCAAACAAAATCCATATACAAATACACACCCTGCGTAGCATCGGCGTTGTTTTTGTATCTATATGTTTTCGTGTGTGCAACGCCGCCCTCAGTGGAATTTAGCTCGCCGTAAAGTGCCCCGCCGTTTTTGCTTATAACCTTGGCAATTTGCAGACAGCCTGAACTTATTACGACTTTTTTTTGATATGACGTTGTCGGCGGATATCCTATAGCAGCGTTTGTCCTGCCCTCAGAAACAGCAGCTTTAAATTCAGCCTTGAACTCGCCAAATTCAATGCTTGCAAATGTCGGCATGGCTACAATGTCAGCAAGGGACTTTCCTCCGCCCTGCTGCGGCACATCAACCATCACAGGTGCAAATCCCACATACCCCTCAGCCTTTTCAGCGTCGGAAACATTGTATGTGCCGTTTTCCGTTATAGTTATGGGCTTGACCTTGCCGCCTCCATTCATCAGCCCCAGCAGGAACCACATCATATCATCCATCGCCGCTCACCTCTGTCATTGTGGGAATAATGTTGCCGTCTGCGTCCTCAGTAATGGCATACTCAAATATTTTGCCGTTGTAGTTCGCCCGGAGGCTTTTGCCGTCCTCAGCGATCTTCACCGCAGTTGGAAGCATACCGTTAAGAAGCGCCCCCGCAAATCTGGCAACACCCTCGCCTGCCATCTCAAAGCCGTATTCGGTTTTAGAACTTTCATCGGAATTTTCGGAATTTTCAATAGCGCTTACAAATTTCAGCCCCTGGTCAGTGATCTCCGTGCAGCCATAAATGCGGTTAGCTGCTATCCGCTGATTTATGGCACGGGTCAGCAGGTCATTATAAACGGACGAGCTTTCAGGCATCTGTGGAGTTGACAGCGACGCAACCGCACCGTCAGCGCAAAGATTGATAGATATGTTTGTGACTGTGTAGGATTTATCACCGACTATAGCCGTGCCGTATGGATCAATATTGCCCTCTAAAACAGCGCTGAAGCTCAGCGGCTTGTATGTGTACGCACCGCCTTCAAACAGCCTTGTAGCCAATGACTGGGCTATTCCTTGCGTTATAAGCGTATTTGACAGCTCGATGATGTTTGCAGGGGCACCGCTGCCGTTATCATAAACGTTTGAGCTGTCACCCGTTACGATAAGCCTTGTGTAGCTGTTTGTGGGATATTCGATGATAGCACTGTGGTTAGAGCAGCTTGCAGCAGAAGTTTCCACGCCTATTCTGTGATAGCAAAGGCTGTTATCACTTCCGCTTTGCACAAAACAGCCGGACGCACCCGCAAGCGCTTCTATTATGGCGTTGCAGCTTGCTCCCTTGTATGTGCTGGCAGTGACATTGCCCACAAGCAGCTCGGTCGTTCCCGATGCACCCAAAAATCCGCACTGTGCAGCAATTTTATTGGAAATCTCAGTGGCGGATATGTCCTTATAAATGGGGTCGCCTTTGGAATCTGTCTTGTCTCCGTCTTTTAACGTCGAATAGTCAAACGGCTGAGACAGCTTGCGTGATCGGTCATATGCCGTAATGCTTACAGTGTACTCGGTGCGATTTTCGCTGTCGATAAAAAATGTCGGCAGTCCGTCAAATCCCACAACCGTAACGCTTTCGCCCCCGTTAAACAGAAAATCCGCATAAACGGTGGCAGAGAGCTGCTGGGTCACTATGCTGCCTATGCCAAGTCCCGAAAGGCTTTTATTTATGCTGATATTGCTTATCTTTTCGGGTCCGAATGTCCGCCCGCCTATTATCAGTCCGTAAGGTATGCTAAAGACTGCTCGGGGCGAGATCGCACACCGAGCTGATGTTTACAGTCCACATACACACGCCTGAAGATGTCTCATAATCAAGCTTTGCCGTAAAATCAGGCGCATTGAAGTCCGCTGATGTGTCGCCGAATGTTATGTTTACGGAAGCGGACTTGCAGGCATTTTCGATAGTCTTTTTGACATCATCGGGAACAGTAAATGCCGCCGATATCTGATATTTGTATCCCAGCAAGACCTTTGATTTCTGTCCGTTCAGCCCCTCAAATCCGCTGGAATATACCGCTGTACGGTTTATGCTTAGGTCGCCTTTTTCGCAGTATTCCGATAGGTCAAGGGTGCCAATTTTGAGCAGTGCCAAAAAAATCGCTCCTCTCCGTTTTATTTAATCATAACATAAAACGGGGAGGAGCATTTCGCAGTTAATCTCTTCTTGACGCAATAAACGCCGAAAGCGTGTCATCGCTCTTTATGCACGCCGATGATGGCGGCAGCATATTGTTGAGCTGGGATATGCTTTTGGTATATTTCTCAAAAAGCTTCATCATCACATCAACCACAGGACGGGTGCGCTCATACGGCTCTAACTTTTCGCTCTGAGTAAACATTTCCACCCAGCCGTTTTCGATGATGTCGTCCATCAGTTCAAGTGCCTGCACGTACTCAAATGCAGCTACCTTGCAGAGACCCTTTGCGATCTCCTTGCGCTTAGCGTCCATGTCTGCGCACTGACGTTTCAGCTTGTTTTCATAGGCCTTGATTTTTGCAAGCTTCTCTTCCTTATCCATATTCTCATTCCCTTCTGTTAAGTTGATGTTCTGACCTTTTGCTCGTACTGCTTTTGACTTATGCCCTTTGCCACTGTTTCTCCGTCCATGGTTACGGACGTTTCAATCGTGGGATTAAAGGATACGGAAATGCCATTGCCAAGTGAGCTGTTAAGCAGTATCGCAATAGATTCAAGCAGGGCGTTGGTCTTTGACGTATCGGTCACGGTGCTGTCGGTGCTGCCGTTATTGCTTGCTGATTTATCATTCAGTGTCTGCGCAGTGTTCTGTGTCTTGCCGAGCGCAGACGCTATTCCTGTCAGGTTAGGCAATGCGTTTCCGATGATGTTATCAACAGCGCTGAGTAGATTGTTGGCAAAATTTGTGCCTGCGGTTTTTCCCGCTTCCGAAAAATCCTCAGAGGAGCCGAGAGAAGCCGCTGCCAGCTTTTTTGATGCCGCCTTGTCCCGTTCCGCAAGGTCTTTCACGCTGTCAAACTTAGTGGGAGATCTCAGCAATATACGGGCATATTCCACAGCCTCGATAGGGTCCATGGTCAGCAGCTCGTCGATAACGCTCTGCGGCATACCCTTTGCGGCAAGCTGTGTCAGATATCCTGGCAGCTTTTCCTTTGCTGCAACGATCTTTTCCATTTTGCTCGTATCAATGCGCTCTGAGCCCTTGCTTCCGTATCTGCTGTTTGATACATTTTTCGTAAAGACAGAGCCGAAATCAGCCTGATACTTTGCCTGCAGCTTTTCAATTTCCTCGGTTTTCTTTTTTGCACTTTTGGCTTCCTTGTCGTTGGCTTTTTCATCGGCATCGGCGACCTTGTTTCTGCCCTCAACAAGCTTCAAATAAAAGTTATCATACAGCTCACTGCCCTGACCGAGTGCATCGACTATCTTTTCCAGCTGGTCATAATACCAGTTGTCATCGTCCTTGTGGTTAAGGGCTTTTTCTATGTCTGCCTTTTTGACAAATCCATCAACAGCAGTTTTGAGCTTGCTGTCATCAAGGCCTTTTTCCACTCCGTATGCAATAGCCTTGGAAGCGGCCTCGCCTATATCCTTGCCTTCCGAGACCGCCTGGGCATACATACTGTCCATGGTGTCAAGGATCGCCTGAGCTTCCTTTTTGGCTTCCGTCTTTTCGTTGCTTTTGGAATTTTTGGCGGCAGAATCGGCAATTTTCTTTCTGCCGTTGAGGATCGTTGTCATGTATTCCTTATACAGCTCGGAACCTTCTCCGAGAACAGAGATTATCTTCTCTTCCTCGTCATAAAGCCAGCTGTCATCAGCACCAAGCTTAGCCTGTTCGTATTTCAGATCAGATACATATTGCTTGACAAGCTTTTTCAGGTCGGAATCCTTCATGCCGCTTTCCATGGCAGCGGTCAGCGCATCGGCAGCTATTTCTCCGACAGACTTGCCCTCGGATTCAGCTTTTTCCCTTGCGGCGGATATTGCGTCTCCCACAACATCGGAAGCGGCATTTTCTGCCTCTCCCGTACCACCTTCGGCTCCTTCAGCAAAACCCTCGCCAAATGCGCCGCCAGCTTCCTTGCCGCCGTTGTTCGTTGCTTCGGCCTCTTCCGTCAAAATGGTGTTGTAGGTGTCAATAATGCCCTGATATCCTGTCATAGATTCGTACAGGGCGTTTACCTGTACTGTTGCCTTGGTAAATTCCTCGTTAGCATTATCCATTGCCGCACGCAGGTCATCTGCCGAGCCTGCCCAACTGTCAGGCACAATGCCTGTGCGGTCCATTTCTGCTATCATTCCGCTGAGGGAATTTATCTGCTCATACCACTTGTTCTTCTCAGCCAGAGCCTGCTCATACTTGCTCGTGACTTCATCAATGTTCACCAGGGCTTCACCGTAATCGTCCTGCAGGAATGACAGCTTTGCCTGTCTCTGCTGCGATGCAATGACATCATCAATGGACGTTCTTAGTCCCTGATATCCCTGTATCTGACCACCGATAAGCTGTATATTTGTCCCGGCCAGAGTATTCAGCTCGTTGATAGCATCTCCGAGCCTGCCGCTCTGGTCTATCTGATTGCCCTCTTCATCAACAAGGGTCTGTATTTCTTTCCAAAGGGCACGTTCCTTTTCAGCCTTGCTGTCTATCTCGCTGCTCTCTTCACGGAATGCGCCTATCCTGTTTTCTATAGCGTCCTGCTGTTCCAGCATAGCCTGGGTCACTTCGTCAAGTGCATCTCTTTCCCTCAAGGTCTCTGCCATTGAATCAAGCTGAGAAGCGCCAAGCTTGCCCAGAGCCGTTGCAAGCCCTATAGCAGCCGCAGCAACAGCAACATATATGTTTGCCTTTGCCGCATCATTAGCAGCTATCTGCGCCGCTGTAGCCGCTTCCTGAGCTGTCTTATAGTCCTTTATGGCTTTTACAAGACTGTTTACATGGGCTACCATTGTGCCTATCTTCCATGCTCCCCATGCGGCTCCCATTCCTTCAACGGTTGCAATGATATTATCGCCGTTTCGGGATATCCAGTCAAGAGCGTTTATCAGCGCAGGAATACCCTCATCAGCCGCAAACGCCGCCGCTTTTTCTATCAGCTTTCCGAATTTATCTGCCAGTCGTTCAATTACTCCCGAAAGCTGCCCCTCTGTAACGGAGCGGCTCAGCTCCGATATCTCCCTTGTAGCCGACTGCACAGCGCTTTTCAGCGGTTCTTCCAGGTAATCATACACTTTTATGCCGAGACCTTCAAGCGCTGACTGCATCGCCGTTACGTTGCCTGTAAGGTTGTCCTGCATGGTTTTGGCGGTTTTGAGCAATGCACCGTCGCAGTCGTAAAGCGTTTCCGAAAGGTCGTCATACTCGCCGTTAAGACCATTTACCATAGCCTGTAAAGCGGTTATCTGAGTTTTACCGCCGAGCATAGCTTCAAGGTTATTGCGCTGCTCATCGGTAGCACTTGCCAGAGCGTTGCCCATCTCCTTCAGGACTTCGGTGACATCCTTCATATTGCCTTCGTTGTCATACAGTGACAGCCCCAGCGTGTCCATAGCCTCGGCGGTCTTTTTGGTGCTGCCAAGCATATTTACAAATATTGAGTTGAGCGCCGTTCCCGCTTCGGTGCCCTTGATACCTCTGTTTGCCATAACACCCAGAACAGTGGAGAGGTCTTCCACGTTCAGGCCGAAATTATGCGCTGAACCGCCGCATTCGATAAACGCTTCCAGCAGCTGCTGCATATTTGTGTTGGAGTTGCTCTGAGCTGCCGCTACAACGTCAAGATAATGTGACAGGTCGTTTACTGATACACCCATAGCCGACATGGAATCTGTGACCAGGTCGGAGCAGGTAGCAAGATCCATTTCGCCTGCCTCCGAGGCACGCAGTATAGGCTCAAGGCCTGTCAGCATTTCCTCGGTTTTCCAGCCTGCAAGCGCCATGTAGGAGAGCGCATCGGCTGATTCCGACGCAGTTTTCGAGGTGTTGGCACCCATAGTCTCTGCGGCTGCCCTGAGCCTTTCGAGGTCATTTCCTGTCGCTCCTGAGATAGCCTCAACACGTGACATGGATTTTTCAAATCCCGAACCTACCTCCGCAGCAGCCCCGACAGCTCCAACAGTAGCAGTGCCTACAGCAGCAACAGCTCCGCCCGCAACGGCTGCAACGTTCTTGATGTCGCCCGCAACGTCGTCCATGGCAGATTTCAGGTCCTTTACAGCATCCTCATAGCTTTTTATGTTTTTCTTTGCACCCTTGAAATTATCGCCGCTTTTTTCAGCGGATTTTCCGAGGCTTTCGGTGCTTTTCTTGGTACCGCTCTGCTCTGACTGTAAATTCTGCAGTTCACGCTTGGTGTTCTCCACCTCACGCTGATACGCACGGTATTCATCGGCAGTGATATGACCGTCCTTAAAGCTGGCTTCCAGCTCCTTTGCCTGGTTTTGCAGCTCCTTCATTTTCGCCTTGGTGGCTTCAAGCTCATTCTGATATGATTGGTACTGCTCCGAATTTATTTTGCCGCTCTCAAAGTCAGATCTCATCGTCTCATTTTGCTTCTGGAGCTCTTTCAGCTTTTCCTTGGTGGCATCAATAGCTTCTTTCAGCGGAGCATACTGCTCTTCCCATTTGCTCTGATTTTTAAACGCATTATCTGTCTTTTTCTGGACGCTTTCCAGCTCGGTGAGCTTCTTCTGTGTATTGGATATGGCTTCCGACAGCAGATCCTGCTTCTGGGCAGCCAGTACAACAGACTGCGGGTCCAGCTTCAGCGAGCTATCGACTTCTTTCATTTCGGAAGCAAGCTTTTTGGACTTCTTTTCAATTTCATTCAGCGCACTGGTCACGCCCGAAACGTCAAGCCCTAGCTTTGCGGTAATACCTGCAATATTCTTCTTTGCCATTACATCATCCCCCAAGGAATTTTACAAACGAAGCCACATCGTCAGCAGTCGCTTCGCGGACTTCATTCTCTGCCTTATGCTTCTTTCCGCCGCCTGTATTTTCTATGCAGCGCAGCAAAAATCCAACCGATATATCGTTCAGGTCAGCGACCGAGAAGCCGCAGCGGAGAGCTGATATCGTCAGTCTTTCCGACAGCTCATCGCTCTCTGTATCCTCTGTGTCAGCATCATTGCAGCCGTCATCCGTGCCGTATATGCCAAGACTTTTTTGCATCAGGTCGGCAGCAGCTTCCACAGCAGAAAGCAAATCAAAATCATCTCCGAGATCTTTCCGAAAGATATCAGGGTCGGCAATGTTCCTGTCCGCACATTTGGCCATAGCCCATATAAGGCGGTATCCTACCTTTATGGCTGTAAGCGGGGATTTGCCTGCTGCCGTAAAATCTTCCGTGTATTCGGTGCCGAACTGTTCTTTGTAGGCTATCAGAACGGCAGCGCTTGCCCTCATGTTAAACTGTCCGCCGTTATAGCGTATAGTTTTTTCAACAGCCATATTAAACCTCCTTGAAGCCAAAGAACGTCTTGTACGCCGTACTGTCCGCATTCTGGTTTATGCTGCGTATTTTCCGCTGACTGTTGCGTCGGGCGTAAATAGGGATAGATATGGTCTGCACCTCTATGCCCTTGCTGTTTGTTTTACGCTTTATCTCCGGCTGTCCCGCCTCACACGACCACAGTATCTCTCTCTGACCGTTTGCGGTATATATCAGCGAGAAATCATTCATGCTGTTTGCGGAAATATATATCTCGGTAAATGTGCCGTCATCGTCGCTTTCCCAGTCGAATATATCCTTATAAAAATCGAGGGGCATAACGCCCAGCTCAATGCTGCCGTCATACCCCTCTTTGATATATTTGACACCTTTTCCGCTGCCTCTGATACGCTTATCAAATTCAACGGTAACTTTCGGGGAAAGCGACAGGCTGACAGCCGCTTTGAGCGGCTTTAATTCTCCGCCGAACACATAATAGCATTCAGATAATCCGTGAATTATCATATCCTGTCTCACCTTCCGAAATTATTCGCCGCTATCATCTACATTAGGCTCGTGCATATCTGTGTACCATGCCGCATATGCTGCCTTTGCGGTCGCATCGGTAACATCGCCCGAAATATGTCCGACGGTGAAATGATCGTTTTCACGGGGCATTGCGGTGATAGTCATGGCATCAGTGCTGGGAGTGATGGAGCTTTCCACCGTCTGGCCCTTGATAGAGGGACGGGAAATCGTATTTCTGTATGTGATGAATCTGGTCTTTGTCACATCGCCATTGACCTCGAACATCATTACAAATTCCTTTGTTACAGCATCTGCACTTTCAAGCTGTACACCGTTTTTATCAACGATCTCGCCGAGAGCCTTCTGGCGGAACCAGTCGGGTATCGTTGCGATCTCAAGGTCGCCCGAATAACCTGTGTTTGCGTTCTTAACGAAATACGCAATGTCATCTGCGTAAAATTCTGACTTATCGCCCTGAGGATCCAGACTGATATTTACCGCACCGGGAATAGGCATGATGTTCACCTTGTTGGTTTCACCTGCCTTCTTCTCGAATGTGTATGTTTTTGATTCGGGGTCGTACTTGTCAATAAACAGTACGTGTACATTGGAAAGGCCAAACTTTACCTTATTCATTATCCGTTACCTCCTCCGGAATTTCAAACGTATAGGTTTTTACAACAATATTTTCGTCCCTGTTGTATCCCATGATGTATGTATAGGGGATATTGTTGTCATCAAAAATTTTATCAACAGCATATTCAATATCTTCCTGCCGATCGTCATCGTACATAGCCAGATACATCTGACACCTGGCTACAGGGAAATAAACGCCGTTGTCTGCATATAAATTGTTTCCGCTGCCTATTTTGGCAACGCAGGCGTGCGGGAAGGGTACATCTTCCGGGTCAGGCACGACCCATTTATAGCATGGGATACCCGCCTCGCAAACTAATTTTTTAACATCTGATAATCTCATGGCTTATCCCTCGAAAGCGTCCGCAATGCGGTCAATGTAAATGTCGTTGAATTCACGCACGACCTTTTCAATATGCGGCTTGCCTGGTACCCAGTGCTGGTCTTTGCCTGCATTGTGACCGTCCTCCAGCAGATGTGTCAGCATATATCTGCTTTTGTTATATACCGTGAAATCGGTGTATGTGGTTTTCAGCGTGTCAAGACCTTTCACATATTCAATGTGCTGTTCACCGTAGATCGTCCAGCCTTTTGCATATGTTCCCGTTTTCTTGGGCGCAGCCTCTTCAATGGCTTTTGCCATCTCTTTTGCTGTCTTTCTGGTGATCTTGTCCAGCGCCTTTATCTGGTCAGCATAGTGCAGCCCGAACCTTGCAGCAACCGCCTTTGAAAAATCAGCCATGCTCTCATATTTGTAGTTGAATGGATCACGTTTTGACATTCTGCTCACCAGCCTTTGGGGTCAGATACAATTCTGTGATACCGTCTTTATCATATGTCCTGTAAACAGAATATACAACGCCGCTGTATTCACACAGCTTTTCGCCCCTGTACTCAAACGACCGCAGCCGCATACACAGCTTGGGCTTGATGCCAATGGCTTTGTCAGCGTCAGCGTGGAAAAATTCCTGCTGCGTAATGCTTGCCTTGTCCGCAAGCACCTTCCGTGACGGGGCTTCTCTTCCAGCACGGAGCAGCATCGGAGTGATGAAATTATACCTTGTCATTATTATCACCCCTCAGCTGCAGCTGACTGGCCATAGCCTTAAAGCCCTCGGAAAATTCAGTGCCGTTCTGGTTCAGAAGGTCATTAACGCCCAGCGCTATGCACTGTATTTCGTATTCCGAAGCATTATCCAGAGTAACAGCTCCGCCGCCGTTGTTTATGTAACGCATAACGGCGAGAGCCTTTATCCGCAGCTGATTATTGGTATCAGCGTCATCGGTAAGTATCCCCAATGCGGCTTTTACCTTTTCGGTCAGTTCCTCTGCCGTCATACATTACACCCCATTTCTCAGGCAGTATAGCTAAGGCTGATAAGCGCAAACGCCTTTTCGGCAAGAGGAGCGCCGTCAACTATCGCATATGCCGCATAGTCAGTGTTTCTCTGCTTCACGTGGTCCTCAGTGTTTAAGGTAACGTCCTTGTTGATGTTGACAGCATAGCCGTTCTTTGCGTTACCCACGAGTATCTTGTCGTCAGGTACGGCAGAATCAAGCTTTACAGCCTTGCCGAGAATGTGGCCGACTAAACTGTTGGCTACATCGGAAGACACTGTGAAAATAGGTCTGCCTACAGTATCGCAAAGAGATGCAATTCTGCCCCAGAGGGTCTTGGAATTGATGTAATATGCCGCACCTGCCTCGTACTTTGCGTCGATGGCAGCGTTGGCAGCGGCAAAAGCAGCAATCATCTGCTGGGCGGTGGGATTTGCAACAGCGATGTTCTGCGCCGAATATGTACTCTTGGCAAGCTGTGTGAGAATGCCGAGAGGCTCAGGCTTCCATGGAGAGCTTTCTGTGGAGGCGGCAACGCCTCTGCCTCTCAGTACGCCGTATCCGAGAGCCGCTCCCATCTTTTCGGAAAGTTTTGCTCTGATGTAGGGCAGGAATTCCGAGATGCTCATTTCCTTGAGCTTCCAGGAAACTGTGATAGAACGGGCAAGCTCACAGCCGTTCAGGGTGATAGTTGCAAAGGTCTCCGAACCATCAGCGGTGGAAGTGCTTTCGTCGTACCATGCTGCATCGGAAGATGCGGTATCCTTGGCAAATGTAACAGTGCCCTTGACATAGGTCTTGAAAACGTCCGCATAGAAGGGATATGCCTCCGATACATCATCAAGAATGCCCTTCATAAGCGTGCTGGGGATAACTGCGCTTGTGGTAGTGGTGGTAAATGCTGCGTTATACGCCTTCATAACAGCCACGTCCTCGACGGACATAGTTTCGGGCTTGACAGCCCATTTTGCCCAGGCATTTTCATACTTTCTTTCGGCTGCGTCGTTCTCCGTGCCGTTGTCAGTGCCCATAAGACCCAGGTCAATACTGCCCTCGGCTGATGTTCCCACAGGAACGGTGCTCTCGCCGCAGATATCAACAGCAGGCGCAGCATTGGAAAGGGCATCAGCATTTTTCTTGGCAACGAGCAGAGCATTGATCTTATCGTCGAGCGCCTTGATCTCGTCCATTTTGGCGTTTGCGCCATCAATGTCACCGTCCTCGATCATCTGATTGGCAGCAGCCATCAGTTCAGCTCTCTGTGCCTTAAGCTTTTCAAACATTTTGCATTTCTCCTCTCATCATTAAAAATCTTGCTTTGGCTTTCGCCGCCGCAGCTTTATCATTCTTCAGCTTATTGTCGGTCGGTGTACCTTCCGGCTTTTTCCCCGAAGTGTTGATTTTGGCGATATAACCGTCACACAGTCCCATCTCAACAGCCTTTTCAGCCGTCAGCCATGTGGTATCGTTCATCAGCTCGACAGCCTTTTCCTTGCTCATGCCTGTTTTAGTGACATATGCACTTGCAATGGATTCGTCGATGTTTTTGAGCATGTCGGCCATCTTTTCCAGATATTTGTGGTCTCCTGCGCCTGCAAAGCAGCTGGAGCAGTGTACCATGACCATTCCTACGGGGGATATACGGCAGTCAGCCGCACACATGATAACGCTTGCCGCACTTGCCGCAAGCCCCGTAACGTTTATGCGGACATTGCCCTTGTAGCCGAGAATGGCAGTGTATATTTCAAACCCTGCGAATACATCACCGCCGCTCGAATTGATGTTTATTTCAACATCGTCACCGTCAGCCTCAGCCTCGGCAAGCTGTGACTTCACTTTCTTGGGGTATGTCGCCGCAATGCCGTATCTGTCGTACATAGTGCCATAATCATCATCAACGATGCTGCCGTTTATCTCAATCGTTCTCATCACTCTCACCGCCTTCCGTTATAACGCCTGTATCTTTACGCAGCAGCAGTTTGTTTCCTCCCGGTACAGCTGCCATGCCGAAAGCAGCACGCCATTCATTTGTGGTCATAGCTCCACGGTCAACCATTTCACGCAGATTCAGCTTTGTTTCAATGCTTGCCGCCGCCAGATTATAGCTTTCAAACACGATCTCATTGCCGCAGCCACGTTCTCGACGTGAAAATATCCTGTTGGTGTATGCCGCCGCAAATTTCAGCAGCACAGGCTCAATGTTGGATTCATAATATGCGTTCCACTGGTCTTCTGTCCAGTCTGAATTGACTATAGCAGAATTTGTGTTGAAAATGCTGTAAATTCTGTCCGTGATCAATTTTACCGAGGAAGAGGGTGGAACGTATTCCTTCTGCGATATCTGCTCAGCTTTTGCCTTGCTGTCCACAGCCGCAACGCCCATAGTCTCCGAGCTTTCGAGGAACTGTGCCGCAAAATTTCTCGCCTGGCGTTTAAGATCCTCGTCTCTCAGCGCTGCATTGTAGGTCAGCAGCCAGCGAATGATGCCCGAATTTTTGATAGCGGTAATTATGCCGCTGTCAATAGCCGAAACGCATTCCATCAATGGAAGCAGGGCCTCATATTTTGGCGTGCCGAAAATATCATCGGTGTAGAAATCGTCTCGCAGATGAATGATGTCACTGTACGGGAATACAACATTTTTGCCGTTATTCAGCATAAATTCCAGATACAGGTTCCGCTCCCTGTCATATCTTTTTACGACGCTGTATGCCGTAATGGGATATATCTGCTCGGGATACCCGAGGTCGTCACGGATTATCAACGCAAATGCGTTTGAGTTCAGCGCAAGCTGTGATGCAAGGCGTTCCTGCAGCTCCTGACCTGTCATATACGGATTGGGTTCCAACAGCAGAAATCGGATATACGCCTCAGGATTGACCTTGATATCCTCATCTCCGTCATCGTTTATGCAGTGGCGTATATGCTTGCCTACTGCCTTGCCGACAGCAGATGCCAGCGGACGTACAGCCGACCGCACAACATCGGAATGATACAGCTTTCCGTCAAACGCAAAATATCCCGTGTCCCCCTCGTCGGTCATAAGCTTCATCACAGTTGCCGATGAACCGCTTCTGCCGAAAAATCGGGCAATTCTGTCCCTTACAGTAGCAAAAAAGCTCATTACTGCTTCACCGCCTTTTTACGCTGCTTGTCGGGAGTGGCAGTGCTTTTGCCTGCACGTTTTCCCTCAGTATCACGTTCGGCACATTCATGCTTTCTGCGCACATCACAGGCGGCAGAGTTGAAGTCACACCACCATGCGTTATGGTGGCAGCATTTTTCAGCGTATTTGCAAGCCGTGATGTTCACCTCATTTCTCAAATTACTTTGCTTCAATTATAATTTTACAATAAAAATGCCCCTCAGATTTTGCAGTTACAAAAGCGCACCCTGCCTCACAGAAAGACAAGGTGCGCTTAAAAGCTGTATTCTTACCCCCTCGATTTCGAGGGGGTATGTTTTGGTGGAGCCAACAAAACGTGATTTATAGCCGTTTATCCGAGAGATTTTATAATCTCGCTTTCCCTTTCGCTGATTTCCCAACGTTCAGCCTTTTCACGTTCAGCCTTTTCACGTTCAGCCTTTTCACGTTCAGCCGTCAACCTTTCTGAAAGTAACAACCCTTCGCCAAATATAGTTTTTTTTGCCGCTTTTTGGGCATCAAGTGCGGATATTCTAACACTTTCAGAGCGTGGAATAACAAAATCAATACCGCATCGACCATAAGCATAGATTGATGCAGATGATATTACTTCAGGCGGATAGCTGTATTTTGGCAACTGCTTTTTTAATGATTTTGCATTCTTTTTATTTGCTTCTGTGACCGCTTTAAATAAACTCGGTGGCGTTCTCATTCTGATCTCGGGATTATCCAGATTTGTGACAAATGATGTATTGACCTCAGCCCCGTTTTCATATGTAACGGGTACACCGATACAAAGTGCTGTACAAATATCCGATAATCTTGTAATGCTTGTGAGGGTAGGTGCAAACAAAAAGAATTTAATGTCATGTTCTACGTAAAATTTTACAATGGCAGTGAGTATTGAAAATGGCGGGTTATCAACAACTGTTTTTTCTGTATAATCATAATTTTCATAATCTCCGCCAGGATAAAATGGACGCACATAATTGCTCTCATCGGTGCCATATTCGTTTGACACCCATTTTGCAACAGCATCATATACAACAGGCGGGGTGTAACAGTCGTCTATTGTAAGTTTTGATTTGAACTTATCAACAAACTTTTCGTACTCTTCGTAGTTCTCGTTCTTCATTGGATCCTCCTTAGCGTGTTAAAATGTCACTGCTGCATTAAGCACCGCCGCTGCCAGCCAGTAAATGACTTTTCTCATATCTTTTTCCCTCATATACACCACTGCCGCACAAATGTCAAGTAACATGAGCACCGCAGGGAAAAAATTCGGCGACCCGATAATTTTCATAATGATATCCTTCAAATTTCTCACCTCTTCCTCGCCCTCCTGAAATCGAGAGGTTTATCCAGGTCGATTTTGACCCCTTTGCCTGTTCTTTTAAATCACACTCAGATAATCGTTAAGGTTATCCTGCAAAACGGTGTATGCGTCCAGCAGTGCCGCAAGGCCGTCTATACGCTGGGTCGGCTTTCGACTCTTTATGGGCTGGATATTGCCGTTCCTGTCCTCATCAACGCAGGTGTTTGCCATGCACCATTTCAGCACGCCGTTGTTGTTGTATATTATCTTGTGTGCCTGCAGGTCCTTTGCAAGCATCTTCATAGGATTGGACAGAGTTTTCTTGCCCTGTATCACGGGGCGCATGGTGCTGTCGCCAAAGCTTCTTTTCATTTCATTCACCCACAGCTCGGCACTCCACGAATCATATCCAACAAGGTTCAGATAAATGTCATATTCGCTCTGGACTTCGAGAAACCATTCCCTGACGGCATCGGGATTTATTCTGTTGCCGGGGCAGGTCCTGACCCAGCCTTTATCTATCCAGATGTCATATCTTACCTTGTCCTCGTTTATATGCCTCTCGACCAGATCGGCAGGTATCCAGAACATCGGTATAACGTAAATGTCCGAACATTCAGGCAGCATGAATATCACACATGCCGCCGTCAGGTCATCGGTACTTGAAAGGTCAGCGCCGCCAACTCCATAGCGTGGTCTGAGCTCTGTCACGTCAAAAGCTGTCTCGTTGTTGATATCGTCAAAGGACAGCCACGAGCCGCCCGACGTCTCCCTGATATTAAATTCCTTGCACAAAAGGTTGCGCTGTAAATCGGGCGATTGCTGTGCCTTTCTGACCTTATCCCTGAGCTGCCTAATATTTTTTATCGTTCCCAGCCCCGGATTGGCTTTTGGCCAGCAGCGTTCATCTTCCCACTCCTCACGGGCATCAAGCTCGTAAATAAACGGAAGAAAATGGTCATCAACAATGCCTGCATCGGGATCATCGTATCCGATTATCACCTTTGCGGCATATTCATACTTGTTGTCGTAGATATCTTCACGGACAACGCCCGCCGTCGTGGTTATCAGTGTCATAGGCTGTTCTCGTGCCGTTGTGCCGTCTGCAATTATGTTATACAGCGCCATGCCGTCACGCCACTGGTGTACCTCGTCCATCAATGCCCCATGAACATTCAGACCGTCGAGGGTGTCGGTGTCAGATGCCAGCGGTTTAAACACGCTTTCATTGACAGCGCAGTCCATTTCCCCCACAAGGGGCTTTATCAGTTTGCGAAGCTCCGGCGACTTATTTACCATTCGCTTAGCCTCTCCCCAGATTATCTTAGCCTGGTCCTTTTTGGTAGCCACAGCATAGACCTCTGCGCCCGGCTCGCCGTCCCCGACCTGCAAGTACAGACCCACTATTGAGCTTATCAGCGACTTGCCGTTTTTCTTAGCCACTATCAGGACAACCTCTCGATATCGCCGCCGCCCCTCATCATCAATAAATCCGAACATAGCTGCAAGCATAGCCTTTTCCCACAGCTCAAGTACAATCAGCTGTCCACCGAGCTTGCCCTTTGAGTGCCTGCAATAGTTTTCCGCAAACTCAAGTATATGATTAGCCCGTGAAGGGGAATAGTGATACATGGTACCGTCAGCACCTGTGCTCCCCGAGAGGTCTTCGGCTAACTTTTGGTAGATCCGCTGTACCTTCCTGGACACAGTAACTTTACCGTCCTTTATCTGGCTATAGTACTCCATAATGGGGCTGTAATCTTTAGGATACCTGACCAATCTGATAGCTCCTCTCTGTAGATTTTAGGTAGGGGGGTCTCAAAACTTCCCTGTGTGTTCTTTCCATCTCTGCAATCGGTCCCGAGGGGGCTTGCCCGTTTCTGTGGCAAGGGGGGGCATGGGCTGCCCGTCCTCGCCGATCATGTACCTCAGCCCCGCATCACCGAAGTGCTCTTTGTTGTGGCACTCCTGGCAAAGGTATTCCAGATTTGTGTGTGATAACGTGACCATCGGGTCTGTGATGTTTTCGGGTGTTATGTGCTGCCTGTGATGTACTATGTAGCCATATCTTTTACGGCAGGGCTGACATAATCCGCCGTCAATAGCACGCCGCTCAGCAATAAATGACTTCTTGCATTGCAGCCATTTGTCGGACTTATAAAACGACTTTGCGTATTCCTTAGCCATTGCCTTTTCTTCCTTTCCTGTAAATTGGCGGTTGAAATCCATAATGCTGATATGACCGATACAGTGTTGATACATCGACGTTAAATGACATAGCTACAGATACGATTGACTTGCCGCTCTTCTGTGCGTGCCACGCCTGTTCTGTCTGCTCACGGCTCAAACAGCCTTTGTACTCTGCCATCGGATCACTCCTTTTATTGTTTGTGTCTCCTTCTTTTGCATCCCTCAATAATAGCTTCCCAGCAATTCGGGATTATCGTGAATGTTGCCTACTATCTCCGCAGTTCCTGCACTGAGCCAATAGCCTAAGTCCTTGCGATGGATATTTCTGTCCCTATCAGATACCCACTCAACATAGAAGCCTATGTCCTGTCCGATTGAGAAAGGGCTTGAATATCTTCCGTATTTAATAACGCCGTAGTTCAAGCCGCTGCAATAGCTCAGTATGTCACCTTCGAAAGCATTATGCTGGCTTTCATCACAATATCCCGTAAACTGTCCGACTGTTTCGGGAACTACTTCAACACCTGTAACATCGTTGTTTCTGCCGTTTGTGTTGTCCACG